GAAAGGGTGATTTCTTCGGGGGGAGTGGGGAGGATCTTGACTTGACCCTTTTTGGCGGTGCGTTTCAACTTAAGGTCGTAGAACACACCGTCGTCAAGCTGTTTTGTTTCCTGCTCTACGATGTCGATATCATCTCCAGAGCGCTCCAGCTCTTGAATAAGCATCACGATATCTACTTCGGAAAGATTGGTGTAGGTTTCGTGCGTGATTTCCTCTGTCTCATCCCACCAGCGCTTGACATAGCCATTTCTAAGCAATAGCGCGTCTTTGATCCAGTCATGCACTATACAGAACCCGTCATTTTCCTTCATTATGACGTGATTGACGTAATCAGACTCCTGCTCGGCTTGTTCCTCGTCTTCAGGCCCAACAGGGTCAAAGCGCACAGCGTCATGGGTGGATAGAAAGATACGGATTAGGGAGGGAAGTATCCAGTCGACGGCATCTGAAATGTCCTTAGACACGACCTTAGACCGTCCTTCTTGCTCGTTGCCATAAGGACGGCCAAAGTAACGGTCTAAAGCATCAGCACGATCAATAGAGAATTCTTGCGTGTCAACGCCTATTGAGGATCTATCGTGAGCAGCAATGATCGAGAGCAGTTCTTTATTATCTTTCATCTTTGCGGGGGCGACCTGGCTTGCGCTTGATTTCTAACATTTCAATTCTAGTATTTAATGAAGTTAAATAGTATTCGGCCTCATTAATACGGTGTTTTAGTTCTTCAATAAGAACAACCAGTTCATCGTAGATTGCGGGATTAAATCCCTGTGGGATACTTTCCAGTTTTTCCACCTTCTTACCAAGTTTAGTAACCGCATTAACCAATGCCATGCTCATATAATGCCTCGATTATCGTACTCGATAGGTTTGAGAAATTCTTTCGTTCGCATGTCGTTCGTCATTTCCTCGGCTATGATATTCAGATATCTGTATGCATCCGCTCCATGACTGAATTCGTCATGATCCGGCGTGCTAGGCTCATCATTGCTTTGATTGATCTTGCGCTTGTACCGCTTCAAACATTCCACGAGTCTGCGGGCCTTAACCTTATCAAAGTAAGTTTGGCCAAATCCCATCCTCGCCACCTTGATTCCTTGCTCCATGCCGATGTCAGGCACTATCTCAACATCCCACTCCCAAGCCTTCATGATATCCTCTGCTGATTTTCCAAGCTTGTAGTCCTTGTGCCGGGCATCATGCGGAAGAAACATCTTCCCCCAGTTGAGCTTCTTGTCTCTCAACAAAGCTGAATAGTAATCCAGTGTCTTGTGGTCGTCCTCGATGCTTTCAATGATTCGCATTGATGACAGATGGCGCTGCGCCAGAATGATAAACATTGAGTCATTCCAGCCCATGTCAAAGACCATATGCACTTTAAGCATGGGATCATACGGCACATGAGTAATGCGGTTTTCCTCATGCGCTTTGGAGATTTCGTTAGCATAGATCGCACCAGGGACTGAGGTCCGGCATACACCTTCCCATGTATTCTCATAGTCTTCCCTGGACATAGTGAGCTTGGCATGTTGCCGCTCTTTCTCCAGGACGCCAGGGAACCAAGGATTGTCGTCGTAATTGATCTTGGAGATATGGGTATCTGGCGGCGTATTGACGATGAACCGGTTATAGGTCTCATCTGTATCAAGATCAGGGTTAAAGCTGATCCAGATTTCGCTATCAGGCTCCCTGATTGTAGGGATAAGGATCTGCCATGACTTCTTTCTAACGGTCTGGCCTTCCTCCACCCATACCCCGTTATATCCCTCGAAAGACTTGAGAGAATCTACGGTGTGAATGGATAAGCCGGTGAAGCTAAATAATGTCCCATTCTTGCCCCGAATCTCGGTATGCAGAACATCATAGAATCTTTCCAGCCCGAGTAACTTGATCTGATCGGATAAAAGCTGATGTACGGACTGCTTGATAGACTGCTGGATTTCCCTCGCACACAGCCATCTGAGCGGTGCCTGAACTCCCTTTATCAGTAATGCCCTAGCGAATGACCAGCTTTTCGCTGAGCCTCGACCACCCCATGCGACTTTATAGCGAGATGGATCAAAGAGAAAGCGAAGTTTCTCCGGGAATTGAGCGTCAGTCTTTTTGTGTTCCACGAAATGACACTTTTACTTGATGTAACAGACCGCCGTCTTTGCCTGTGCCTTTGAGCATAGTTGTCTGTAATCTTGGGTGAATGAAAGGAGCGGCGGCTTTTGCCATGTCATCGCGTCTAGGATCTTCTGCGGCCTCATCACGCATGACCTGTAACATGTACTCAAGCGGAGTTATCCCTTCTTCTGCCGCTTTATCTGCAATCTCTCGGGTTCTCTTGTTGGCTGTGCCGATTTTTCTTCCCGATCCTTCGCGTTTTCCGCCTTTCATCTAGCCTCTGATAGTTTTCAATGATTGTTTCACGTGGAACAATAGCTTTTGACTATCGTTCAGGCAAAAAAATAGGGCGATTGCCCTAATATCTTGAATCTGTGGAAAAACCTCCGGGGAGTCTAGCTATCCATAGCACAAAAAGTTAGGTCTGGCAAGCATTAATCTGCCTGTTTGCGTAACATCGCAATACGGGTTGATGTGGAAATACGAGCCTGGACCTCAGCCGCCAGCCATTCTTTGAATGACAGGGGATCTACTCAATTGCGGGCGCAGTCCAGTATGTATTGCTGATAGTCTTTCTCAAGGTCTGGTTTGTGCATAATCATTTCCTCTCAGGTAGTGCGAGCCATTCAATTAACAGCTTGATAGTAGGCTCGTTATAGTTAGTGATTACATCCCGGCGCATAATATCTTGCACCGCTTGCGGGATAGGATGCTTCCCATCTCGCCATTGCCTGACTCGGCTGGATGCGGTATGCAAGCCCAGTTCGGCGTTGATAGCGTCTCTGGCATCCTCTAGACTGGGATAGAGGGATAGCCAAGAGGTTACGAGGTTAGTCATTGATTGCTCGCTTGTTGCAATTGTGGAAATCAATTTTACTGACTGCACGCAAACCACCAAAATTGACAGGGTATGATTTGCCTTTGCGGTTTTGTAGCCAAACAATCTCTTTGCCGCAGTATTTGCAGGTTTTTATCATGTATTCTTCAATCCATACCTGATTAACGCTTGGTCTTAGGCTTGGCATTCTCTCACCCTCAGTTTGATCCTCACGCCCATCCCTGACATGGGCGGGGGGATTAGCTGGCCTCGCTGTAATCACGCCCTAGAGCTTGAGCTACGCGAGAATCCCTAGCGCATGATGCCCGAAGATCACTTTCTTCTAGCGCCATAGCTAGCTCGTCTGGCTCTTCTGCATCCAACATAATCGCAAGCTCTAGCTCAGAAATATAGTTGTCAAGCTCTGTGTCACTCATGCAGCTAATTTTGATATAGTTCATGGTTTCACCCTCAGTTTGATCCACAAAGCCCACTCGCTAGAATGGGCAGGGGGGATTAGCTGTTAATGATCGCCTCTATCGCTTCGGCTTTGGTGTTGTATTGATCGGCAGTCCAGAGATACCCACCAGTTCTGAGCTTAGTTGACGGGTCTGGATCAGGACATGGCAAGGCAATGTGCCAAGCGCCATCTTTGTACCACCACGCAGCTATACCTTTTTCGCTGCGGTACTCGTCTCTATTTTCTGTCATAGTCATTTCCTCCAAGTCAGACTAGATTATGATCCTATACTGGTGTAATGTCAATCCTGATTAGGTAGGCAACCGACAGACGGTCATTGGAAATAACAATGATTTATGGAGAAATGATAGCGAAAAGCTATCAGTCTTTTAACTGCTGCTCAATGTTTTCATGCGCGGCACATAAGTGATATCTGAAATTCTCATAAGACAGCCTGAGACGCGCTGCACGGTGTTTTTGATCTATCTCCCTAATATGCCATACGTATTCGCTCATGATTACCCTGTGCTGCTGCTTAGGGAGTCCCTGTGGGTTTTCTTTGCTTCTCTCACAGACAAGCCTGTCTATCTGGTAAAAGAGGGGGTTTTCTTCGGGTTCATGGGTGGACATGATAAAGGAGGGGTTGATTTTTAACCGTGTCGCGCTTGGGTCCAGCTTGATTCTCCCTAATCCTGAGCAAGTCGGGCAGGTGTGGCCCTGGTATTTACCGCTGGTCCGGCAGGTCGGGCAGTTCGTCCCTGGCATACCATCCATCATCCTGGCGAGAACCGTCTGTCCATAGCCTAGTCGAGCCCGGAATGGATCATGCCGCCATTGCGCCCATGCCTCAAGGAGTTGACGGGTAGGGTTCACTAGCTTTTTACAGTTCTCTTGCCGATGATGTCATTTTATGCATCATTCATCGTAAGCCTGCCGGAATTTGAGCCCCCGCTAGTCTCTGGTGCGGCCGGTCTGGCCAGATCCCGCAGTCTGTCAGCTCACAGTTTCCGATTCGCCAGTCTATACTTGGATCGGCATATTCTCCCTGGCACTGCCAGCATTTTACCGCTTCCCTGTTTTTCCTGGTAGGATATTTTTCAACCCGCTCCAAATAGGTGAATTTGCTTACCTTCTCACCGGCTGCCATCTTTTCCAGTCTTGCCGCTCTCGCTTTGTCCAGTGCTATCATTTCAATCACCACTTTCATTTCCATTCAAGGTCTTTAATTCTTTCTTCAAGATTTTCTATTTTGTCTAAAATTCCATTTATTAATCCTGAGTTAATATATATACCACCATCCTCAGCCCGTAATGCATCTATATTTAACACTCTTTTTATCTTTGTAGATAATTCATCAAATTCATTAGCTTCATTATTCATTTCACCCTCCACCACTCACAAGAAATCTCACTATGATCAGGATATCCCTTAACCCCATGCTTACATTTGCGCTTATCTTTCACCCATGTATCACCGGCACACGCATAGCAGCCCCGTTCCTCTCGTTCGTGTTGTATTGCTACGTCTTCTGGTTTGCCGTAATACTCCCATGTATATTTAAGATCCTTCATTTTCTATATTTTTTCTTTGTTCGTCGTCTTCAACATTAGCATCACACCACCCATCATCCCATTCTCTATATTTGTTATTATTTTTCAAGTAAGGATTATTGCTTCTTAGTTCACCCAAAAAATACGATCTATATCCTTCTAAATATTCTCTATTTGATAACCTCATCTCACCTCCCCCCCCATCGCTGCCTTAATAACTCACCTTCTGCGCCAGCACTTCCCGATGCTTACGTATGTCCGCTACCCGTTCCTCAGATTGACGCTTGGTTTCCTGGCAGACCATTTTTGCATCCACGACTACTAGCGTATATGAGCCATAGCAATGCTCATGCATGGACATCAATAGGACAATCTCATTGTATCTCAGCTCAGTATTATGCTGATCTTGTGTCCACATGGCCCACATAGTGCCTATGGCTATGGTGAGAATAAATACGCTGATAAATATGACATAGTTTACTGTATGGTTCATTTCATCACCCTCTCAAGTAATCCCATCATAACATTTCAGCCTGTTCGATAATCGCAATGGCATCTTCTACATTATCCGCCCATCCAGCTATTCCCATATCACGATTAATTTTATTTATCATTTTTTGCTGATCTTCGGATGGCTCTTTCCCAGGTATCTTAACCTCAATAGAAAATAACCTGCCATCCTTGAGCTGTCCTAATATATCCAGCAATCCATTAGGACCAATGCGAAACGGTCTACCACCAGTATAGCCTTTGACTACACCTGCACAAGTGATATAGGCCCAGACCACATAAGGATGTTCGTCTAGTTTCTCAAGTATATCGTGTTGAATTTTCTTTTCACTTACCATATCAATATTGACACCGTATCATCACACCGCGATAGGTTTTAGCTTTGGCGTCCACCACTCCCGGTAACATGCCTTGCTCTATCTTACTACAAATTGATTCAAACAATACCGCTTGGAAGCGATAAAGCGGGATCTCTGGCGGCGCTTCGCTCACTTTCGATAAATACTGATCCAGCGAATCTAATAGCTCGCGCTCTTTAGGAGTCATCTTGAGTTTTGACATCCGCCTCTCTCGCACATTCCTCGCAGCAGTAGTGTTTGCCGTCTATAACTGTCCAATCCTGCTCATCCTCAAGTTGCTTTTCAAGACTAGAATCTGACACATCATATTGACCACTTTTACCAGAATAAGAATGATAAACATAGTTTGGATCAATGGTGATTTCCTCATGACATTTAGGATTATCACACGTCACCAGCACTATCGCATCATGGATCATGGTTTGTCCTCTCTATAACCCTCTGGCAGCGCCCATTTGAGATCGTGGACAGGATTGAATACGGCCCAATCTCTTAATTCCTTTGGTGGCAAATTTCCTAAGCTATCACATCCGAATAATTCCAATAATGTATCATGCGCCCACTTCTCCCGATATTTCGCCGCTTGGGCTCGCATCCAGTCGCGGCCTGCGTTTTCATTATTATCATTGAAAGGATAAGCATAAGAAAGTTCTATTCCTCCATATCCTCTATCAACTGGACCAAGACTTGGATCAAATACACTATAGCCATGTATTGTCTGCCAATGATGCCATGCATGAACCAATGGTATCGCCGAATAATCCGCCTTGATGCCTTTACCTGGACTATCTCCGTTATAATGCGCAGGCTCGCATCGTTCTATCGTGGTCCCTGTAGCCTCATCCTTGTGATAATCAAACTTTCCTGTCTTGGCGCAAGGCTGCTGTCTCACCCATTCCAGGAATTGTTCAGGTGTGCCGATAGCTTCACAGACGACGAAATGATCCTCTTTCTGTGTATGAAAGAAACCACGCTTGTATAGTTCACTGGCGAGCTGGCCGTAAGGTTTCCATGGTTTGCCTAACTCTACCTTTCTAGTTTCCGCCATTATGTCTCTCACCCATTGCGGCACATCCTCATAGCGGACGTAATCGCCTTGGGGATGTTCTTCCATACTTACCGATTTCTCTGGCTTCGATACTTTATCAGTTTTCTCCGGTTCCCCATTGTCCTGGATCTTAACCGCTGTCAGATAAAACACTGTGCCTTTAAGCCCTCTGAATTTCTCTAAGGCTTCCAGCTCTACTCTGAATTTGACCCATGGACCAGTGCTATCAGACTCGCCATAGCCTAATAGCTGGCTTTCATCATTCCACCATACGAGGGATTCAGGGTTGTTCATCGTTGATATTTATCCATAAGCCATAACAGCATCATTATTAATCCAATGCCGAGTAATATCATTAGAAATTCCATCACTCTTTCCCCTCCACTTGTTCTTGCAGCCATTTGGATTCGTCGAAATGAATCGTTAAACATATTTCCCCATAAGGTATCGCCAAAACACTTTTAGTTACTGGTTTTGCTAGTTCATCAGCAATCCGCCTTAACTCCTTCGGCGTCGTCTCCCATTCTATGATTGTGGTTTTGCGGAGGGTCATTTCCACAATCCTAATTTACGCCTAGCATATCGGCCACGTATATCTTCAATACTCATTTTGCTCATTTGTACTAACAGATCATGTCTTTCTTTATCTGTAGCTCTTTTTATTAAAGTGCAGTCTTCAATATTTGCCAGTGTTTCAGGCCAGCCACAAGGCGATAATCCCCTATCCTCCTCCGCGAAAGCAACCACCCACTCCTCACCTGTTGGTTCATGTCTAACAGTATCTCCAGTTCTAAAGCTCATTCCACACGCTCCAATACAAGGCGGTATTTTGGGAGATCCTTATCCCATAATTCATCCGGCCAATTAAGATGAACACGATTACCCACCAATTGTTCAGTCTCCATTATTAATTCCGTATGTGGATCATTTCTAGCTGGCCCCAATCCTTTAACAAGAGGATATCCTTCCGCCAACACATAGCGGTCTTTGAATTTAGTCATCGCCATAAGCTGCTTTTTTATACGCGTTGATATCTTTTCTCAATATTTCTTTAATTCTTGCCCATTGTTCCGTTTCAGGCAACGAATCAACCAATGTCCCTACCGATCGGTACAAACTACCTGCCGCTTCTAACATCGCCTTAAGAGAATCGTTATAATCATTTTTCAGATCATAAAACGGTTTCATTTCTTTCTGTTTAGCCATCTTTCCCCCTTCTCATCAGCTTACCCAATGTCTTGTCCAATAACGCCACCATCCAGGGCCAGACCCAGCGGCGGTATTCCTTCATTCCGGCTTGTCGTCTGCGCTCGCGTTCATCGGCTTTACGCTCGGCTGGGGATTTAGGCATGATTGATATATAGCAGGTGACGGGTCACAAGTCAAGGGTTATGTGTATTAGGGTTTGGTGATATTTAACCTTTCTTTCAGTTTCTGAACGGCGTTTAGTGCGGTATTTTTTTCCTCTGTAGACCGCTTTCGTGGAGGGCCGCCCCGATCTGTGGGCGACCTCCCTATAATCTTCTTATTGAAAAGAATATTGTGTGCCTTATGTGTCACACGGGAAATTCCCGAGGAAAACGACCCAATCCAGCGATATGCCTTCCGGGTAAGGGTGTAAAGGGTGGAATTGAACTCGAAGATCCCGCGATTCATGCGAATCCGGCGTTTGCGCTTGAGCCAGCCGGAATCCTCCAGTTTCCGAAGGTGCCGATTCAGGGTCCGGCGGCTCATTTGCTGGCCGGTGAAGCGATTTAGCAGCTCCAGGAGCTTATTTTGCGAGGGAAAACAGTAGTTTTTGCCGACCTTTTGATTTAACCCGTGAAGGGTAGTGACAAGCGATAGATCCAGTGATACAGTCAAGATACAACTCCTTGCGCCTACAGGGAGAACAAACCACAATATGTGGTATATCATCCAGCCCCCGGTTTCCCCACCGGGGGTTTTTCTTTGTCAACTGAACTTATCCGCAGAGTACCCCCCGCATTCTGGCGGGTCAAGCCAAAAAAAATGCCCCCTATTGGGGGCTAATTATTGTGGGGTCCGGGGGTGGACCCCTGGGAGGAAATGAGCTTGGGATTATACCATATTGAAAAATAAAAGCAGTTTTTCTATTGTTGGATATTGGCTGATAGT